CAAGGTAATCGAGCACATCCGATCCCTGTCCTGTAGGCCCAACGTCATCGTCGTCGATACCCTGCACCGGTTCTTGGCCGGAGACGAGAACAGCGCCCAAGACGCCAAGACCATGCTCGACTCCTGCAACTCCCTCATGCAAGAGTTCGACTGCTCCGTCATCCTAGTCCACCACACAGGCGTATCCGAGGAGGCCCAGCACCGCGCCCGAGGCTCCAGCGCGTGGCGAGGCGCTCTGGACATCGAGATCAGCATCGTCCCCGCTAAGGACGACTACCCCATGCAGGTCATCCAGCGCAAGTCCAAGGACGCTGAAATGGCCGAGACCGTCTACGTTGAGCTTCAGCAGGTCACCATCCCCGGTTGGCGCGACGAAGACGACCAGCCCGTCACCAGCGCCGTCATCGTCATAGCCCAGACCCCTCAGTCCCCTAAAAAAGAATCCAAAATTGACGCCAACCGCAAGGCATTTGAGAATTCATGGTGGGGCACAGGTGCTGAAACTCGTAGTGGTTTACCCTATGTAAGCAGGTCGGCGCTCAAGGACAAGTTGACCGCAGATGGCCGCAAACCACGCACCATTGAGAACGATCTGTCCGCTGCCTATCCAGATAAGTTGATCGGATCACTGGTCCTTGCCGAGATCATTTCACCGTTTGAGCATGGCTGGATTGTTGTGGATGAGGTCCAAGCCAGCGCCATGTTGATGCGAAAAGGAGAAGAGAAATGAAGCCCCCTAGCCCCCTGAATCCCCCTAGGGGGCATATCAGGGTTAGGGGGCAAAACGCTCGAAAAGCCCCCTCCCCTCCCCTCACACCTATAGGGTGAGGGGGTTAGGGGGCATCGATGCGGCGCAAATTTAGGGTAAATTTATAAATTAGAAGTGAGCGATAACTAACATGAAAGATCAGAAAGATTTGCCAGATTTCAAAACATGGCGTATCGATACGCTGGCGCAATTTGCCGAAGAATGCTATCTGGCGCTTGTTCAAGAAAAGGACGCCAACGAGCAACTTAGGCTGGATTTCAAGGACGCCATGAAACTGGCGCGAACAATTAATTTGAAGGACAATGACTCATGACCAAAATCAAAATCAATAACCAAGGTGGCAAGGGTGTTCCGCGCCCATCCATCCGGCAGTACGACCACGACAAGGTTACCGCCCATATTTGCACCGAACTCCAAAAAGGACGCTCGCTTGCTGATATCTGCTCCAAAGACGAAGACATGCCAACTCCCGCTGGTTTCCTCAAGTGGGTGGAGACTGAGCCGGAAGTTAGTAAACACTACGCACGCGCAAGGGAAATCGGTTACCTCAAGCTGGCCGACGAGATCATCGCGCTGTCGGACAAGACTTACGAGTGGGTGACCATCCAAGAGCTGGACCCTGACGGTAAGCCGGTGTTTGACGAGGCTGGTGAGCCGCTGCTCAAGACGGTGCTGATGCCCCTGAACAACGACGTCATCGCCCACAAGCGGGTCCAGATCGATACCCGCAAGTGGATGCTCAGCAAGATGCTGCCGAAGATCTATGGCGACAAGCTGACCCAAGAGCACACTGGAGCCAACGGTGGCCCGATTGCTATGGCCGCAGTTGACCTCAAGAACCTGAGCGACGAGGAGCTAGAGAACATGAACCGCCTGCTGACCAAGGCGGGTCGCACAACGTGAATGCACCGCTGAGTCCAGCGGTCATGCTTGACTTCATCAAGCGTGAGCAGGAGCGCCGCTCGGCGTCGGGTTCGCTGTACGAGTTCGTCAAGCAGAGCTGGCACGTGGTAGAGCCGGGCATCCCGTTCATTGAGAGCTGGCATATCAAGGCGATATGTGAGCACCTTGAGGCCGTCAGCTCTGGAGATATCCACAGGTTACTCATCAACATTCCTCCACGGCATAGCAAGTCAACCATCGTCTCGGTCATGTGGCCTGCGTGGGAATGGCTCACTGATCCTGCTCAGAAGTTTCTGTGTGCTTCGTACTCTGGCAACCTTAGTACCCGCGACAACCTAAAGACACGGCGGCTGCTGCAATCGAACTGGTACCAGCAGCGCTGGGGTTACATGTTCGCCTTTGCCGGTGACCAGAACGCCAAGCAGCGCTTTGAGAACGACAAGACAGGCTACAGGCTGGCTACCTCAGTTGGTGGCACGGCAACGGGTGAGGGCGGCTCCCGCCTTATCCTTGACGATCCCCATGGTGCTCAGGCAGCGCAGTCCGAGGTCATGCGGGAGTCTGACCTTGAGTGGTTCGACATGGTGTGGTCGACTCGGCTCAACAATCCTAAGACGGACGCCATGGTTACCGTTATGCAAAGATTGCATGAGCGGGACATCAGCGGCCACATCATTGACGACATCAAGGGTTGGGAGCACATTTGCATACCCGCCGAGTACGACGGCAAGGTGCGCAAGACCAAGCTCGGGGCGTACGACCCCCGCAAGAAGAAGGGCGAGCTGATCTGCCCTGAACGGTTTGGCCCAGCCGAGATCACAACGCTCAAGCAACTGCTCGGCACGTACGGGACCGCCGGTCAGTTGCAGCAGGACCCGACCCCGAGCGAGGGCGGGATACTCAAGACCCAGCACTTCAAGCTCTGGCCGTCCAAGTCAGGGTTGCCGCCGTTTGAGTACATCCTGCAATCGTATGACTGCGCGTTCACCGAGAAGACCACGGGTGACCCGACTGCCTGCTCGGTCTGGGCGATGTTTACGCACAAGGGCGAGCGCAACGCCATGCTGATTGACGCATGGGACGAGCACCTGAGCTACCCTGACCTGAGAGCCAAGGCAATCAAGGACTGGACGACTGAGTACGGGGGCATGACCAAGGACTCGCCGTACTCACGAGCCAGACGCCCTGACCGGATATTGGTCGAGGCCAAGGCAAGTGGTCAGTCATTACTTCAGGACTTGCGCTTGGCGAAGGTGCCTGCCGTGGGATATAATCCGGGACAAGCGGACAAGGTATCACGGGCGCACCAAGCTGCGCCGACCTTGGAGCTGGGTATGCTGTGGGTGCCGGAGTCCGGCAAGAACCCCGGCCAACCCGTGAGCTGGGCGGCATCTTTCCTCAAACAACTGGGCAAGTTCCCAGTAGCGGAGCACGATGATTATGTTGACACGTTTACGCAAGCTATCATTTTTCTCAAAAATGATGGATGGTTTGAGTTACCTCAAGCAAAAGATATCGACGAAGTTCGCATCTCTAACAAACCGAGGATAAATCCATATGCAGCCTAAAAAACCAGTCTGGGATAAAGCACGGCCCAAGGATCTGGGCGAGAGCAAGCCCCTATCGTCTAAGCTCAAGTCATCGGCCAAAGCTATGGCAAAGAGCGCAGGCCGTCCTTACCCAAACCTTGTTGACAACATGCGAGCCGCGAAAAAGAAATGACGCAGCGCGTTGACAAGGCCAGCTTGCCGCTGAACCAACCACGGCGCACCCCGAGCCACCCGACCAAGTCTCACGTTGTGAAGACCAAGGTCGATGGCAAGGAAAAAGTCATCCGGTTTGGTGAGCAGGGCGCGAGCACAGCCGGTAAGCCCAAGGAGGGCGAGTCAGAGCGTATGACGGCCAAGCGTGATTCATTTAAGGCGCGGCACGCAAAGAATATTGCCAAGGGCAAGGAGTCTGCGGCATACTGGGCTGACAAAGTTAAATGGTGACGTATGGCTGAACAAGACCTCTCCCGCCCCTATGTTGGCTACCGCTCAGCGGGGCGCAGGCCTGAGTCACAACAAGATCGCACGGCCTCGGCCAATGCACCACTGAGCGCGTTGCGGGGTTATGTTGCTGGCACACTCGGGTTGCCGGGCGACATCGAGGGGCTGGGCCGCATGCTGATACCCGGCGTCAGCGAGCAGTCGTACCTTCCCGGCTCTGAGTACTTCCGCAAGGTGCTGCCGATGCGCGAGCTAGAGCAGACGCCAATAGGCAGCGCGTTCACTGAGGCTGGTGGCTTGGCTGGTGGTGCAGGTTTGATTACTGCTGGCAAGGTTGTTGGCAAGGGTGGCAAGGCGGGGGCACGGTATGCCGGTGAGCAACTCAACCGCGCCATACTTGACAGCAGCGGACCGCTTGCACGGTTGGTGCCTGAAGCGGCCAAGCCTATGTACGTTGTCAAGCCCAAGGGTGGCAACTGGTTGGCCGCACAGCCCGAGCGGATAACCGGACCGCTGCGGAACTCTAGGATTGAAGAGGCTGACTACAACCAATTTGTCCGCGACCAAGCGGACCTTGGAACCGGTTACCAAGATTGGCTTAAAGGCAAGGTAGATCAAAACCGCGAATTTGCTTTTATTCCTGCAATTGACACGGCCAACATGTTCTTGCGCGAGACCAAACAGCCGCTAATACCCATTGACCCAGTCAACTCATGGATTGACAAGACACTCAAGTCCTACGTGCGCAACGAGATGGCAACGCCGGATGATCCTTTGCGTGCCATGGCCGAGCAGTGGGCTGCTAAGAAGCCTGAGCTGTTAGCACAGGCTGACGCTAAGCTAAAGGCTCTGAACGCAAAGACTCAGAAGCTCATGGCAGAGCGGGGCGTGCCCGAGGAGTTTTTAACCCGCCACAGGCAGGATGTTATTGCTGCGGAAAAGGCTAGGGACTTGATTGAGGCTCGGCAGGCGTTGCACGCAAGAATGCCTCAAGGTGGTCGTTGGGAGCCAGAAGAGCTTGCTGGGAAGCGTAGCGGTGCTGGCTTTCCTGCAAAGGGTATGGGTGTCAGTGAAGAAGCTAAAAATTGGGAGCAGATTTCTGACGAGGCCATAGGCGTTGGCTCTGCGGGTAAACGCTTTGGTTCTGGCTATGGTGGTCAAGTATTAGAAGACAACCCGTGGCTTGCTAAGGTGCCGCCCGAAACGCCGACGTACACCGGATATGGCCTGAATGAATTGGGGTTTGAGCACTTGGGCGACGAGCTACGCAACGCGCTCAATCCTAATAGCGGTTTACCGGCTGACTTGCTGCTCAAGTATTCTGACTTGCCCAAGAAGACTGTGCCCGACATTGTCAATCAAGTGGCCGACATTGACGCATGGCGTGCCACACAGAAAGCTGAAGCTGATTTGGCTAAGGCCAACAACGCAGCCGTGGTGACCGTTAAGGAATACCCCGAGCAGGGCTTGGCGTGGAAGCAGATTAAGGGTCGTAACCCCGATGAGTTCGAGCAGTCTATTAGCGGTTTGGAGCCTAAAGCATGGGATGAAGCGGTCAAGAAGTTTCGCATCGAGCGGGAGACCGAACTCAAAGACGCCCTCAAGTACGAAGGCGACATCATGAAGCATTGCGTCGGTGGTTACTGCGAAAGCGTTGCGTCGGGCCAGACAAAAATCTATTCTTTGCGTGATGCAAAGGGTAAGCCGCATGTGACGATTGAGGTTGAGTCACAGAAAAATGCAAGTGTGAATGATTTTAAAGCCGCTGGCATTGATTACAAAAGCGTTATGGATGAAGCCAAACGCAGAATGGGCTTGACCCCAGAAACTGAAGCCCAACTTACCAGAAACTGGGATGGCGTTCAAAGAGAAAAATTTCAGAACGAACTTTATAAACACGTAGACGACATTTACAACGAGCAAGTTGGCGAACTTCCTCAAAAAATTCTTCAGATCAAAGGCGTGGAAAACAAAAAGCCCGAGGCAGAGTACATGCCACAGATTCAAGACTTTGTCAAGAGTGGCAATTGGTCTGAAGTTAAAGACTTAAAGAACGCTGGCTTGATACGTGCCGATGCCATTCGTGGAGCTGGTTGGGACAATATTGGCCTTGACCAAAAGTACTTGACCGAGCAAGAGTACGACGACCTTCTGCTGAAAAATTTACAACCACCAGCACAAGGCATGGCCCACGGTGGCCCAGTCAGCCTAAACGAACTTGCTGCACGCTATGACAAGGGTGGTGCAGTTAAGGCGGGAATCAAAAAAATTATAAGTTTGTTTGACGACGGTGAGGAAGCGCTTACTGCGGCTCAACGTGCTGAGGCTGGCCGCAAGGCGGCTGAGCTTATCAAGGCGCAGGAGCAGGTCAAGGCGTCTGAGGCTTTGGGCCAGTTGATGGAGCGGGGCACGAAGCGTACCACAACCACGCAATCGGACCGCACCCGTGTGGGTGGCGGGAACATTGGCGGTGCTGCGTTCCCTGCGATCAGCCAAGCTGACCCTGCTTATGCAGGCAAGGTGTGGGGCGTGATGGACGAGGGGACGGCGGCAAGGCTCAAGAACTTGACAAGTCCTGACACTGCGTGGACGACGATGCTGGGTGCGGCAAACCAGCTCAAGAGCAACCCGATTGTGTTTGACAAGTTAAAGCGTGGGTTCTTGGACTCCATGAAAAAGGGCAACTTGTCTGATGATCTGGCTGGCAGGATTAATCAAAACCTTGCGCTGACATTTGGAGAGGGTGCGGACATCCGTAACCCCAAGATATGGCGAGAGGCTGATACGTTTGAGAAGCGTGCGGCACTGGCCGATGTGATGATGGGTCAAGGCATTGCTCCCGGAAAAGGCGGCGTTGCTTTGGGTGGTGAGAAGAGCGGCAAGGGCGTGATCTTCAAACCGACAGACATTCTCAAGCGTGAGACCGAGCCGTCCCTGTTGCACAGCGAGTATGGTGGCGGTGTACCGACGTACGCTGCTGGCCCTCGCTTGTTCAAAATAGGCAAAGAGTCTGAGTACAGGCCTGACCTGCACCCCG